AAAGGGGGCGATCGCTTCCAGGCCGACGATTACCCGTGGCTGCGCGGGGTTTGCGAGGCTTTCGATCGGCCGCAGGTCCGCGAAATCGACCTCATGTGGGCCACCCGACTGGGCAAAACCTTTATCGGGCAGTGCTTAATGCTCTTCACCATGGCCAACAACCCCATGCCGGGTTTGTTTGCCAGCTCGGTGCAAAAGCTGGCGCTCGATAATGACCGCTCTAAACTCTACCCGATGCTCGAATACTGCCGGCCGCTGAGCGATCAGCTCAAGACCAAGGCCAAGCGCAGTATGTTTCGCATCGAGCTGCGCGATTGCTTATGGAAGATCGCCTGGTCGGGCTCGGATAGTTCGCTGGCCGACTTTGGCGCCTGGATGCTGCATTGCTCGGAAGTCGACAAATGGGACGACGCTGCGAGCGACGAAGCAGATCCGGTTGAGCTGGCCGCCGAGCGGTGCAAAGAGTTTCCCGATCACAAGATGATTTTCGAGGGGACGCCGAAGCGCGAGGGGAAATCCCGGATCGCTGCCAAAGTCTCCGCGAGCACCAATTGCCGGTTCTACGTCCCCTGCCCTTACTGCAAACACCGCCAGGTGCTGCGCTTCGCGCTCAACGAAGAATGGCGGTTTGACCGTTCGCAGGGCGGCATTCTGTGGGATGGCCTCGAGCGCAACCAGTACGACAGCGAGCTGGCATACACCACCAGCCGGTATCTGTGCGGCCAGTGCCAACGCGAAATCCACGACGAGCAGCGCAAGCAGATGATGGGCGCTGGCGAGTGGGTTGCCGAGGGGCAGTCGATCGACAAACAGGGCCGAGTCCAGGGGACGCCACGCCGCGGCGGCGAAGAATGGGGCGCCCAACTATCGAGCCTCTATTCTCTGCAATTGCGCTGGGGCAATTGCGGCCGGGCATGCGCGCGGGCCCTGGCCAGGCCGCACATGCGGCACAACTTGATGAACAGTTGGCTCGGCCTGCCCTACTCGCCCCATCGCGTGCAGCTCGAACCCGAGCAGCTCGGCGAGCGACTGCGGACCGAATGGCCCCAATCGCTGGTACCGGCTTGGGTTCGCTTGCTCACCGCGTCGGTAGACGTGCAAGACACGTTTTTCGTGGTCCATGTTTGGGGGTGGGGCGGCCGCGAGCGTGGCCACCAGGTCGACTACCGAATCTGCGACACCTGGGACGACGTGCTGGCCGTGCTCGATCGCCGTTACGAGATCGAGGGCGCGCGGGAAACGATGGGCGTGCCGATTACGCTGGTCGATAGCTCGGCCTTTACGTCGGACGTGTATAAATTCTGCAAAAAACACTCCCTGCCCCATCGGCTCATCATCCCGTGCAAGGGGGCCAGCGGCGATATGCAGGGGGAGGCCTACAAAAAGACGATCGTCGGCGTGAAGAAGGGGCGCAAGTTGAGCAAGGCCGCCCTGCGCGCCCGCGGTTTGCTCAGGGTCCAGATTAACGTCGACTATTGGGAGAACGGGCTGCAAGACTCGCTCGACACGCACGCGCCGGGCGGGCCGGCGTCGCTGTCCCTCTCGGCCGAAGCCTCGCACGATATGGACCTGTGCATGCAATTGCTCAACGGCACCCGCAGCGATCGCCGCAACAAGCGCGAAGTCGACGAATATCTGTGGGTCAAACGCTGGCCCGACGATCCGAACGATCACCGCGACTGCGCGCGAATGGCCCGCGTGGCGGCCGAGCTGATCGTGCGCGGCAATTGGGCCGGCCTCAGAGAACGTCGTCTGGCATTGCCGCCCTTGGCTGCTCCGGCGGCGTCTGCCGTTCGGGCCCAGCCGGCCACGCCGGATCGTAGACCGGCCGGATTTGTCCGAAGGCCGTCACGAGATCGGGGCGAGCCTTTCGTGCGCCGTCGCAATCGGCCTGGGCGTCCCTAAGACGCTCCCGCAAGAGAATCACTTCGGCCAGGGCCGCCGCGTCGCGCAGGTACTCGATCGAGTACTCGGCCTTGTGGCACGTGTTGGCTAGTACGTCTACCAAGTAATGAAACGTCACGTCGCGATAGTACCGCCGCATCACTTCGCAGGCCTGCTGGAGCATCAGGCGACCTCCGGCGCGGGGAGCTCGATGTCGCCGGCGAAGGCGGCCGGATGTAGCTTGAGCTGCTGCCGCAATTTGGTGGCGGTCCGCAACCGCTGCCGCTCTTTGACCGCGGCGTCCTTGCGCAGCCGGCCGCGCCGCAGCTCAAAACAGAGGGCCATGCAGCGGTAATAGAACGTCTGCCGGCCGTGCTTGTCGAATCGTCCCACGACGCGCCCCTCCTTGGACCGGATCCAAAACCCGCCTGCATTTCTCAAGAAATGCGAATCGAACGCGCCCCAGCCGGCCACGAGAATCGCGGGCTATGGCTGAAAAGATTGTAGCGGAACACGAGTACACAGACCAAGAGCTGCTAGCTCTCGTGCGCGAGGCGATCGCCAAGATCGCCGGCTTCAATCAGTCGTATTCGATCCGCGGGCGCGAATACACGCGGGCCGATCTGCCCGCGCTCTACAAGCTCGAAGCATCGCTGCAGGCACGCGTCAGCGCTGCCAGCAGCGGCCTGGCCAAGAGCCGTTACCTCCTGCGCCGCAAGCCCTAGTCGAAACAGCACCATGCGCTTTGCCGAGACGATCGACCGGGCTATCTTCGCCGTCGCGCCCCAGTGGGGCGCTCGACGGATCGCGGCCCGCCGCAACTTTGCCGTTGCCGCGCGGTTCCGCGATCGGGCCGAACGCATCCTCGAAGAGCGCTTCGCACATTGGGAAGGGGCCGACGACGACGATCGCACCCGCGCCAATCGCTTTATGCGCAGCGGCCTCTCGACCGACGCGGCGCTCGACGAGGAACTCGAAACCCTGCGCGAGCGGAGCGGCGAGCTGTACCGCAGCGATCCCTTCGCGCACTCGTTTATCGAGGGCCGCGTCTCCAATATCGTCGGCCGCGGCATCCGCTCGCAACCGCGGATCCGGGCCAACAAGCGCAGCCTCACGCCGATCACCAAAAAAGCCGCCCGGAAAATGAACCGGGCGCTCAAGGAGGATTATCGCCGCTGGGAGCGACACGCCGGCGTGTATGGCGAAAGCCTGGCCGTGCTGCAGCGCATGGTCCAGCGCAATTGGGACATCGATGGCGAGGTCTTAATTCACTTTACCAACCAGAGCCAACCGTCCAAATCGATCCCGCTGGCGATCGAGGTGATCAGCGCCGACCGGCTCGAATCGCCCCACGGCGCCGGCAGCGACCCGAATATCTCGATGGGTGTCGAACGCGACCCCGTCACCAAGCAAGTTGTCGCGTACCACATTCGCACGCATCAGCCGGGCGACCCGCTGGACCGCAACAAGATCGAGCGCGTGCCGGCCTTTTTTCCGAACGGCTTGCCGCGGATGGTGCATTGCTTCGAAAAGATGCTGCCCGGGCAAAGCCGAGGCTGGCCGCGTATGGTCGCGGCGATCGGCAAGCTCAAAGATCGCCACGATTACGACGAAACGACGATGATCAGCGAGCAGGTGGCGGCCTGCCATACGGCATTCGTCAAAACGGGCGAAACCGATCCCGAGCAGATGGCTGCTGGCGGCGCCAGCGAAACGCTTTCGACCGGTGAGCGGATCGAGAATCTTGAGCCAGGCACGGTCACCTACCTGCGCGACGGCCAGGAAATCACGTTCGGCAATCCGAATCGCCCCAGCGGCACGTTTGGCCCGTTCATGGAGCATCACGAGCGGGCGATTTGTGCGGCACTCAATTATCCGTACGAGCTGCTCACCAAGAACTGGACCGGGCTGTCCTATTCCGCTGGTCGCTTGAGTCTCATCGACGGGCGGATTGCCTTTGGCTGCCAGCAAGCGCTGCTGGTCGAACAGTTTCTCGGTCCGCTATGGAATCACTTGGTCACGCAAAGCGTGCTTTTCGGATCGCTGGGGGAGTATGTCGCCGCTCTCGACTATCGCCGCCTGGCTGGCCGTGGATCGATCCGACGAAGGAAGTCAAATCGGCCGAGGACGCGGTCGAAGGCAACCTGGACACGCTTGACGGCCAATTGGCCGCCCGCGGCCTCGACCTGGAAGAGACGCTCGACCAGCGCGAGGAAGAAATCAAGATGCTCAAAAAGCGGGGCATGTTTACAAGCATGCCGCAGATGAACCGCGACGGCATCGACCCCAACATTCTGCAAGATCCCAACGCCGCACCAGCGGCCGCGAGCCTCGCTCAAAAGCCCAATCGGTCCGGCAATGTTTCGGGCCGCGCCAAGGCCACCGGCAAAACAACCCGCGCGGGGAAAACTGCGCAGAAAACCCCGGCCCGAGTTTGAGTAACCCATGAGCCTCACCAAAATCACAGCCCCGTCGCCGGCCGAGTACTTCCGCAGCAGCAAGGCGCTGGCGGATCCTCTCAAGCTGCGCGTCGATCGTAAAAAGGGGATGAT